CCTTTATGATCTTCACCTTTACCATATACATTAAAGTATCTAAACCCCTGCACTTGTTCAAATCTATCAATATTATCTAAAACCCAGTAATCTACTTGTGCTTTACTCATTGCATAATAGTTGAGTGGATTAATAGTGCCTTTCATATAACCATATTCACTGTGTATCTTACCATAAACAGATGCACTCGAAGCATATTTCACTGGGATAGAATATTCTATGGCCTTCTCAAATAGTTGAATAGAAAAATCTACGTTATACTTGTGAATTTTATTTAAGTCTGTCTCTGTTGTGCTTGATATTGCTCCTTGATGTAATATGTAATCTACTTTATCCCACCTATCATACTGATTCAAAAAATCAAAAGCATGTGATTGTTCTACTTGATATAAATTTTCACTTCCTATCTTATTTGCAAACGCTTTACCTATAAAACCGCTTGATCCTGTAAGAATAATATCGTGCATTATGAGAAAAAATGTAGTGGTATGAAGAATACTTGTGCTAATCTATAGACATCATCCTCAAAAAAACCTGGCTTATCGTAAGATCCGTGTAGGATATTGTCTGGATACATTATCATTCTATTATATTTCATTTCTGCCATGTGAATGAGCTCCCAAGGGCCAATACTATCATCGACATAATCTTCATCCCAGATTCCACTTTGGAATGGATTAACTTGTTGCCCTTTATATGTATAAAACCCAGTGCCGCCTTTACATTCTTTAGGTTTATTGAGATATATTAGACCAGCCCATCCTCTACCTTTGGTTTCTGGTGGATAATCTACATGAGGTATCTTAACTCTATCTTTTGACTGAGTTACATTGACAGAAAAGGGAATATTGAGACATGCTTGGTCAAATTGTGGATCTTCTTTCAATGTCAATCCATACACATTCTTCGCAATTTGTTTGAATACATCGTGCATGTGATCTAGATTCATATTCATATCTACTCTAAGGCCAGGCACTCCTCCACATATTCTAGGATTATTTGTAGGTGGAGATTTAAGTGCAAGATTCCTTACCATGTCTGGATTTTTGTAAAAATTATCAACATATACTATAGGTGTTTCTTGCCAACCCATCAGTTCTACTCTTGCTCCTAACTCATCACTGATTGCAAAGGTTTCTGCTTCGTCAATAAAATACTTTTTCATATAACTAAATACTTCGGAGAACTAATGTGGAGAGGTTGTGGCTAAACCTAATAGTAAAGAAGGTTTGAAGGAATACGCTCTTAGGAAACTTGGAAAGCCTGTTCTTGAGATCAATGTTGACGACGATCAGATTGATGATTTGATTGATGATGCCATTCAGTTGTATCATGAGAGACATGGTGAAGGAATTGATAGGGTATTTTTAAAGCACAAACTAACTGCGGCTGAGAAAGAAAAAATGCTTGATGTACAGCAGACAACTACTGGAACTAGTACAGCAGGCGGACTTACCTCTGTAGATTATACTGAGACTGCAAACTATTTGCCTTTACCTGACAGTATAATAGGAGTCAATAAGGTATTCAAAGCTGATTCATCTACCATATCAGCAGGGATGTTCAACATTAAATATCAGATCTTCCTTAATGATTTATACTACTACGGAGCAATCGATTTATTGAACTATGGTATGGTTAAATCATATCTAGAAACTCTAGATTATATGTTGAATCCTGACGTTCAAGTAAGATTTAATAAGAAGAATAGTAGATTATACATGGATCTGAATGTAAAAGAACTCACAGATAACCATTTCTTAATTATAGATGCCTTTAGGATAGTAGATCCTCAGAGTGAAAATGCAGTATACAATGATATGTGGCTTAAACATTATACCACAGCTTTAATAAAAAAACAATGGGGACAAAACCTCATCAAATTTACTGGTGTCAAGTTGCCTGGCGGGTTAGAACTAAATGGTAGACAAATATATGATGATGCAGTTATGGAACAAGAGAAACTATATGAAAAGTTAATGCAAGAATATGCAATGCCACCACTAGACTTTGTTGGATAATGCCTTTATCACCCTTCTTTTTAAATGGATCTCCAAGTGAACAAAGACTAGTTCAAGACTTGGTGAACGAACACTTAAAGTTGTTCGGACAAGATGTATTGTATCTTCCTAGAAAAATAGTTGACAGAAACACTGTTATTCGAGAGATCACTGCTTCTAAGTTTGATGATAGTTTTAGATTGGAAGCATATCTAGTCAACGTAGATGGATTTGGTACACCATCTGACGTATTAACTAAATTTGGTGTAAGAGATCAGGATGAAATTACATTAGTTGTATCTAAAGAAAGATACGATGACTTCATTGCACCGTTTATGAAGTTACTTCCAGAGACAGAAAGATTGAATGCTTCAACTCCAAACGAGGGTGATCTAATATACTTACCGTTAGATAATGCTTTATTTGAAATCAAATATATCGAAAGAAAAGTTCCTTTCTACCAGTTAAATGATCTTTTCATGTATGAGTTTAGATGTGAGATCTTTGAACCTGAGGCAAGTGAGGTTGTGGATCTTCCTGATATGTTGACTGATAAGGAAGGCGTTGATGTTGAAGCTGTAAACACAATAGGACAAACTATCACGTTACAGATGGAGAAAGATACATCAGAAAATGCCATTGCGTATGTATCTCTTGCTTCTACATTTTCTGGAGTTAAGTCTGTTCAACGTGTTCCTATGTTCCACGGTGGTAATTATAGAGGAACTCCAAATGTAACTATACATAAACCAAATAGAGGTAATCAAGCCACTGGTACAGTAACTATTGCAGAGGCTGGTATTGATTCAGCTACTGTTACATCTGGTGGTTCTAACTATCTAAGAGTGCCTACAATATCATTTACTCCACCAAACAAAACTACATCTTCACAGATAAAATTTGGAAATAATTCCCTACATCATACTTCTATTACAGATGTGATTGGTGCCAACTTTAAGTTTACAACTAATGTTGATGCAAGAGATACTGGTAATGGTAGGTTATCATTAAGTTTCTGGTTATATCCAACTAAGTTTGATCCAGCAGTGAATGGTGGAACTATCATGTGGACTGATAGATTTAAGATATATTATAGAGAAACAGGTAATATAATTTTTGCTTCTGGCTCTGGATCTATTGAAAACACTACACAACTTAATCTAAATGCTTGGAACTTCATCAGAGTAGAACAGTATAACACTGATGCAACTATATCTGTAAATGGAACTGTAAGTAATACTCTAAACACTGCAAACCCAATCATGTTCTTTACAGGCGATACCCTGAAATTAGGTGCTGATGCTTCAGGACAAGGTTTCATTCCATCTCAAACTGCATCGTGGGAAGGTTTCTTAGATCACATCACTCTTAATTTAACTGGTGATAATTCTACAAGAATTGCCAGTGCAGAACAAGTTCCAGTGAATGAAACTCAACAGGAAACTGATGTACAAACATCAACAACTGCACAGTTTATTCGTAAGTTAGATAACGAACATCCAATAGTTACAGCCATAACAAACGCAGATAGGGAAGTATCGGGATTGACAATAAACTATGAGGGATGGGGATATACCTCAGTTCCTATCATGACGATTGAACAACCTGATCTGGGATCTCAAGCCACTGCGGTTGCAATTATGACAAGTAGATCTGGTGTTTCTAATCAATCTGTTGATAGAATATTATTAACAAATCCAGGCACAGGTTATACCACTCCTCCAACAGTTGTATTCACTGGTGGTGATCCGTCTTCTGTAGCTATTGCAACTGCGGTGATTTCAGAAGGCGTATTAGGGCCTATAGGAATAACCACTGGTGGTCTAGGATATACATTTACTCCTACTGTGGGTATTACTTCTGTATACATACAGCAATCCAATGAAACAGAACCACTATTAATGAACGCACAAGCAGAGGCGGTTACTATTGGTGGCACAGTTTCTCAAATTAGATACAGTAATGCTGGTGCTGGGTACACCAATACTACAGCTTACGTTGCAATATCATCTGTAACTTCTAATTCGTTCGGTGAATTTGAACAAGATGAATTGATTAGAGGTTTAACGAGTGGTACAGAAGCTTACGTTGCTTACTGGAATACCGCAGATAACATTCTTAAAGTAGGTGAACCTACTGGAGATTTCCAAATTGGAGAGGTTATCGTTGGTGCTGCTTCCAGTTATAGACTGTTATCTGTGGATGACGAATTCAATATAGGATTCTCTGGAAATGAAGAAATAGAGTCGGAAGCTGACACTATTGTAGACTTCTCAGAAAGAAATCCGTTTGGGGAATTCTAAATAGTTTCATAAGGTGGTAATATTATGTTAACAAATCATTTCTATCATGAGATCATTCGTAAGACAATCGTGTCTTTCGGAACCTTGTTTAATAACATTGAGATCCAACATAAAGATAATAGTGGTAACGCTGTCAGTGTTATCAAAGTTCCCATATCATATGGCCCTCAACAAAAATTCTTAGCAAGAGTAGCACAGGGTAGAGAATATCAAGATGGTGTAGGCACAACATTGACTTTACCTAGAATGTCTTTTGAAGTCATGGGTATGAATTATGATGCAACTCGAAAGGTATCTACAATGCAGACTTTTAAGTCTGTAAATAAAAATACAAACAAAATGGTTAAGGCTTTCATGCCTGTGCCTTACAATATTAATATGCAACTTAGTATCCTTGCAAAATTGAATGAGGATGCGATTCAAATTTTAGAACAAATACTACCATATTTTCAACCAGCATTTAATCTTACAATAGATTTGGTCAATATAATAGGTGAGAAAAGAGATATGCCAATTACTCTGGAGGGAATCCAGATGGAAGATAGTTATGAGGATGATTTTCTTACTAGAAGAGCATTAATCTATACGTTAAACTTTACATGTAAGACATATCTATTTGGCCCTATCAATAATAGCAGTGAAGGATTGATTAAGAAAGTCAAGACCGATTATGTTACAGACACAGGTAACACAATGACTGCATCTAGACAAGTAAGATATACCACTACACCAGTAGCGGTAAAGGATTACACCAACGATAGTCAAGTAAAAACAACTGAAGCGTTCGACACTATTAGAACAGAGTTTGATGTCAATAGTGCATCAACACTTAGAAGAGGTGATTACATACAAATAGATGAGGAGAAAATGTTAATCAGTTCTATAACTGGCAACAGAGTAAAAGTAAAACGTGGTCAGTACAGAAGTGTAATTAAACCACATGATACTGATGTTGTTGTAAATAGAATTACTGTACAAGACAATGTTAAAATAGTTGAAGGTGATGATTTTGGATTTGGTGTGGACGCTTTTACTAGTGAAGACGGTTCTATCTACAGTAGTAGTCAAGGAAAGGATGGTGACTTATGATGGAAGATGAAACATTTAATGAAATAGATGAAACTCTAGACATCGATAGAGGTGCTGAAATTATGAAAGCACCTATCAATAAACCTACAAGAACTAATCCTAAAACGGTAAAATCTGGAAAAGAAGATCTAACTAAGGATTATGAATACAGTAGAGCTCAGTTATATTCTCTAGTAGAGAAGGGACAAGAGGCAGTTGATGGTGCATTAGATGTTGCACAACAATCAGATTCTGCAAGGGCATATGAAGTTGCTGGTCAACTCATCAAACACGTTGCAGATACAGCTGATAAGTTAGTAGACCTTCAAAAGAAAATGAAAGAGATTGATGAGGTAAAAGAAAAAAATACTACTAATGTCACTAACAACTCTCTATTTGTAGGAAGCACATCTGAATTGCAAAAGATGTTAAAACAAAGTATGAAAGATAACAATAAATAATTACATGAAAACATTCAGAACACTAAGAGAAGAAAACTGGCGGAGACTGAATAAGTATGGTGCCACATACAGCATCACATTTATATTCAGAGGACAGACTAAAATGATTCAAATGTTTTTCCCTCAGAGGGCAAGGCCTTTGAAGAAGAATGTTCAATACGAGTTAGAAAAAATATATCCAGGCGGAAAAGTAATATACTTTGATGCAAGTGAAAAAGATCCAACAAAACCTTTATTAGTAATTGACCCCTGATAGATTATGGTACAGCATGAACAATATCTTGGAAATCCTAATCTAAAAAAAGCAAACGTTGCTCAGAACTTTACAAAGAAACAAGTTGCTGAGTTTTTGAAATGTGCTCAAGATCCTGTATATTTTGCAGAAAAATATGTAAAGATTATCAACTTGGATGAAGGTCTAGTGCCTTTCCATATGTATGATTTTCAAAGAAAACTAGTTGATAATTTTCATAACAATAGATTTAATATTTGTAAGATGCCTCGTCAGTCAGGTAAGTCAACGACTGTGGTATCATATCTCCTACACTATGCCATCTTCAATGATAGTGTAACTATAGGTATACTTGCAAACAAAGCTCAGACTGCACGAGATCTACTTGGTAGATTACAGATTGCGTATGAGAACTTACCCAAGTGGATGCAACAGGGTATCATTGCATGGAACAAGGGATCTATGGAATTAGAAAACAAATCCAAGATCATTGC